TCATAATTCCATGTACTTTTTAAATGTTTCGGCCGTTTTTTCTTTTGCGGTTTTCGTGACATGTGTATAGATGTTCATAGTCGTTTGAATTTCTTTGTGACCTAAACGGGCTTGTACTTCTTTTATGGATGCGCCTGCTTCAAAAAGGATTGATGCGTGAGAATGTCTAAAACCGTGAATCGTGATTCTGTGAAGCTTATTTTTAGCGATCATACGGTTTAAAAGGTCGTTTGGATATGCAAGCCTTAGAGGGCGCATATCGTCCCGTATAAGGACGTATTTAGCTTCTGAGGTGATTCCATTAGACAAGAGCATTTCTTTTTGTTGTGTGCGCCATTTTTTAAGTATTTGGGCTGTTTGATCATCAATTGTGATAATTCGCTTGGAATGATATTTTTTCGTTGTTTGGATGACTTCTTCTCCGTTTTCAAAAAACATTGTTTGTTTGATGTTTATTGTTTTCTCTTTTAAATCAACGTCCTTCCATTCCAAGGCAAGAAGTTCCCCTTTTCGCATACCGGTGAAAATAAGAACATAAAACATGACATAATCTTGTGGGGCGAGTTGAGAATGCGCTTTTTCGAGAAAGGTTTTGATTTCGGCCTTTTCCCAAAAGTTCCGTTTCTCTTCTTCCTGCGATAAAAAATTCTCTTCTTTTTTGGGGATCACAACGAATTCCATTGGATTTTTTGTGATGTATTCCATCCTTAGAGCATATTTAAATACAAGGTTAGCTTGAATTTTTACATTTTGAACAGAATCAATTTCCTGAGCTATCCGATTTATCACCTTTTGACAGTATGCTCTTGTGATGTCTTTTATTTTTAATTTCCCGAAGTGCGGCAGGATATGCTTTTTGAATTTCGATAGCTTTCTATATCTGGTGCTGCGCTTTATCGTTTTGGAATGAACATCCCACCATTCTTTAAAGACATCCTCAAAAGTGATGTCATTTCGGATAAGAGCATTATTATCAATTTCCTTCTGGAATTCCGCGGCGGCTGCGACAGCTTCTTTTTTAGTTTTAAAGCCTCGGCGTGTTGTTGTTTTCCTATTGCCGGTTTTGGGATCGATACCAACTCCCATTTTAAAAAGCCATTTATAGCCCGTTTTGGTTTTGTACTGCTGAAATGAAGCCATATTATCCCCCAATCTTATTTAAAGTTTCTTTTAACTAACGATAAGATGAATTTTGTTAAAGTACATGTTAAGGCGTACTTTCGCAAATGGTTCAGTGACTTTAAACATCTTGGCAATGAGGTGAACGTCGAAAAAACGATTATGCGGAATTTTCATTCCGTGAAGCATGAAAGTAGGGATGCAAAAGTGATATGAGAAGTAATTTGCTTGTCCTTCCTGATAATCTGACCAAAACTTTGGCATTGTTTTTTTATCTCCTTCATGTCTGTAAAGATGGCATAGTTCGTGAGCAAAGTCATCCCACTGCTCGCAGCGGGTTTTCCGGCTATCTAATACAATCGTGTACACGTCATTATATTTGAAAGTGCAGCTAGGGGTAGGCTTGAAATAAACCCTTATGCCTAACAACTCTGCTATGCGCTCGAAATCAATTTGCTCAGGTATGATAATGTTGATGCTTCTGTACAAGTTTTCAATCCAATCCTCCAAATGACTGTTTGTATACACCAAGAAGAACGCCTCCTAAGCCCATTTATCAAATTGAGATAATACTTTTTTGAAAAATAAAGAACATACGTTCTGTTTTTCGTGTGAAAGAAAAGCCTCATTTAGAGGCTATCAATTATTTTAAATCGATGATTCCGGTTTCCGTTCCCCATGCACCAGTCTGCACTTGTAATTGTAGGTCTTTTGCGTTAGCAACTTCCGGAGCTACATCAAATACTACTTTTCCACTGATTTTAGAATCAGGATTCAAGTTTTGAAGGAAAAAGCTATTGTCAATATTGCCGTCCTCGCTTTGGTTCGCTGACATGCTTGCAGCAGAATCAGCTTCATAGGTTTTTTCTCCACGTTTAAGCTTGAAGAAAGAAGCGTCTACTGTTACTTTTTCATTGCCGTTATTTTTCAATGTGACATCAATAACAAGGTATTTATCGCTAGCTTTTTGAGGCAATGCAGACGGTCCCACCTGATCTGCTGTTTTCTTCCCAGTGATTTTATAATTCATATCACCGACTTTAACATCGTCACCGATTTTAGGGTTTGTTTCCTCTTTTTTCGGTTCTTCCTTTTTTTCTTCTTTCTTCGTATCTTGTTTTGTTTCAGTCGTTTTACTCTCGGTGGATTTTTCTTTATTTGTTGATGAAGCTTGCTCTGAATTTCCACCATTTGATGCTGCTGCCCCGATGATGATAACGATGATTAACCAAAACCACCATTTCTTATAAATTGGCTTTTTTGTTTTTTCTTTTCCCACGTTCAGTTCCCCCAGTTCATATATATGTACGTCTTTTATAATAGGCTAAAATACATAATATTTCAACGGGATTTTACCAGTTTTGACAATAGTCTCACTGTTGTTTGCGGGCTTTTAATGTATGAATCTCGAATTCTGCATCGGCCACTTTGCGGTTAACAAAGATGACGCCTTCTTTAAGGGAGCTGATTTCATCAAGAAGGAGATTATCCGCATTAATGTTTTCGACATGCTGAGAATCGATTTTCTCACTTAATGCTTTGATGTCATCTTTAGTCGCAACATTTTTTTCGAGATCGGTTAGACGGTTACTAATGGCCTGAATCTCTTTCAAAATCAATTCAAATTCTTTGTTTTCCATCTAAAAAACACCCCCATTTTATTATAAGTATGTGACCGGTCTTACAATACTATTGTTTATTCTGATTTCTTTTTCTGTCCTTCTTTTAATTGCTCCGTAATGATTTCGAGGGCAGCATCTAAAATCTCCTGTGTTATTTCTCCATCGCGGGCAGCGAGGAAGGTTTTGGGATCATTCAAAATTTTCTTTGCCTCATCTTCAAAGATTTTATCTTGTGCCTTCGGATCGACACCACGAAGTAAATAGTCAGTTGTAACTTCGAAAAAATCCGCTATCTTAATTAAGGTTTCATAATCAGGTTGTCTGAAACCACGTTCATAATTAGAAAGATTTTGGTGAGGGATATTCAATTTTGCAGCTAAAGCTTTTTGAGTTAGGTTTTCCTTCTCCCTTAAAGCTCTTATCCTTGCTCCGAGAGCCATAATAATTCCTCCATTAAGTTATTGCTTTCTTCAAATTGTACATTACTCTTCATTTTGAGTAAAAAAAATTAACAAAAAGTATAATTTCATGTTGACATATACGAATCGAAGAATTATCATGTAATTAAAGAATTCTTCGAAACGTATAATGGAGGTGATGATCGTGAGAGTGAATGAAAAATTAAGAGCAATCAGACAATCAAAAGGCATAACACAAAAATTTGTTGCAAAAAGTCTAGGAATTCATACAGCCACTTATAACGGATATGAATTAGGCCGCAGGAAAATTCATGTTGAGTTACTGAAAGACATTGCGGAAGTTTTAGACGAACCAATTCAAAATTTTTTTGAAAACAAAATATACGAATCGAAGAATTATTACGATAAAAAATCCCATACAGCATAGGAGGCGAACACTTTGGCTAATCTCGGTATCTCACTTGATAACTTGCCGAACGAAACGGTTTTCGAAATTGTTAAAGCGCTTTGCGAAAAAGCTTATCAGCAAGGCGTGGAGGACGGCGCAAAAAAATACACGTATCCTCCAATATTAAAAAACACTCATTTGCAAGAGATTTTCCAAATCAAATCGGCAGCGGTGACAAGACTAACCGGAATCGAGTCTTTCCCAAAACTGAAAACTATTCAAGCTAGATACCCGCGCGATCTTGTTTTTGAATGGATCAAACAAAATTCAACTTGGGTTGAAGAAAACACAAACTATTTTCAGAAAGGTGTGAGTTGAATGGATCAACTGCAAAAAGTATTCAATTATCAAGATCAGCAGGTTCGAACAGTCGTTAAGGATAACGAACCTTGGTTTGTCGCAAAGGATGTCTGCAATGTACTAAATCATTCAAATCACAAAGTAGCGGTGTCCCGGCTTGACGAAGACGAGGTAAGTAAAGTTTACCTCACCGATTCATTAGGCCGTAATCAAAAAACAACCGTTGTCAATGAAGCTGGCTTGTATTCGCTTATCCTAACGAGCAACAAACCAGAGGCCAAACAGTTCAAACGCTGGATCACTCACGAAGTCATCCCGACTATCAGAAAAACAGGCGGCTATGTAGCGAATGACGATCTATTCATTCAAACGTATCTGCCGCAGGCTGACGAACAAACGAAACAGCTTTTCAAAGTCACCTTGCACACCATGAAAGAGCAAAGCAAGCAGATCGAAACCATGAAGCCTAAAGCCCTTTTCGCCGATGCGGTCGAAGCGTCAGAATCATCCGTTCTGGTGGGCGAGTTAGCGAAAATCCTCAAGCAGAACGGCGTCGAGATCGGCCAAAACAAACTATTCAAATGGCTGCGCGAGAACGGCTATCTGATTCGAAAGAAAGGTGAATCGTTCAACCTTCCGACTCAACGCAGCATGGACATGGGGCTGTTCGAAATCAAGAAAAGCACCATTGTAAACGGCGACGGGTCGATCAGAACCACACGTACGCCAAAGGTAACGGGCAAAGGGCAGATTTATTTCGTCAATAAATTCATCAAGTCGCAATCTGCTTAATTCATTCTATATCAATCATACATCCAGAATATGTACAGAAAAATAGAGAACATAGGACAAAGGAGAGTTCAAGAATGCCGGAAATAGTGTCTAAATCACTGACACATCTACTTGAAACGGAGAACATGACAAACGGGCAGCTCGCCCTTGATCTAAACGTTTCCGAGTCGATGGTTAGCAAAATGAAAAATGGAACAAGGAAAATGCCGTGGGATGTGGCGGAAACGTCGCTGAGGAAATTCGATCAACCGTTTTATGCAATGGGGATTCTGAACAGTTTCAGCGATGGTTGTTCACCGCCCGTCTTCACCGGGGATTCTGTCGAACGTCATCGTCTGGCTTTTGAAGAAATCATGGTCACACAGGCGAAGGAAGCCGTCCAGACGCTTAACGAGGTGAGTTTTGTAAAGAATCCGAAGCTTATCTCTCTGGAAGAAAGGGAGCGCATAAAAGGGGTCATAAAGGAACTTCTGGACGTGGAGGCATGGGCAAAAAACTTAGCGGCTTTATTGGCGAAGGAATACAACATTTCTCTCAAAGAGTGCTACAAAAAAGCAACTATTACATGGAAGGCGAAAGGGTGGCTCGAATGAACTTAAATCATTTTTTGAAGTCTGACAGGGAGAAGGCGCAAAGGCTTTATGGATCAATGCAATATATGGTTTTTGATTTATTGATACCAGCACTCGAAAATGGGGATTTTGTTGGGTGCAAAGAAATCGCGGAATCAATAGCCCAACACAGCAATGATTTAAAGAAGATGGAGCATCCTGAAAAGGTAGTACAACTGAATGAAATCGCATCAGAGTTTTTTAAAAGAGGGATAGACGTTGAGTGTGTTAAACCGCCGACAAGGAGGATTCATTGATGCTCCATTACCTTCACAGGCCGGCAACAGCGTCCGAGGTTAGGGAATGGTGCGCGAGAATCCGAAACTATCCTGAATTGCATCTGTCGTGGGATCAATACGTCAAAAGGAGACATCAAAAATGAATCACAAAAAATATGAATTGGCATCTAACTTTTTACGAAATGCCAAAAACATGAATTACTCAGAACAGGAGATTAAAGGAGCGATTCGACTGCTGTATGAAGAGGTTTCTTCGGAAGAAAAGGTGATTTTAAGTCTATACAAACACTTAAAGGCACGCAAAGGAGCGGATGGAAATGAACATTGAACACCCAATGATCACGGAAATCAACCGATACGGCTATCCAAAGGATTATTTGCGGTATGAAGAAGAGGAAGAAAACGAAGACGAAGAGGCATAAAAAAAGAACCTTTAAAAAAGGTTCAACAAGATCAAATACCAAGTGTTGAATTAATTGGCTGGTGGAAAGGCGTAGATAAACTTTCCAAATACAAATTATATCAGTCTTCCACCTAAAAAACAATAAGGAAGGTGCTGAATGATGGCTGAAATCGAAGAAATCAAAAAAGATTTAATGGATGCAATGCCGCAGGAAGATGAAGGGCCTGAAATATTCGAGGTTCACGATCTGGAAACAGCAGCAGAGGCGCAGCGGCGTGTTGCTTACTTCAAAAGAAAGCAGGCTGAAATAGATGCGGTGGCCGACAAGCAAATGGACCGTCTCGTGATGCAAATGGAGAAAGTCAAACTTTGGCGCGAAGATGAGAAAAAGGAATATGTCGAGCGCGAAAACTTCTACAAACACCGTCTTGAAAGATACATTCGCGAGGAAGTCAGAAAGATGCAAGAGAACGGCAAAAAGCCAAAGAAAACAATCAAGCTGCCTTACGGAACGATCAAGCTTGTTAAGCAACAGCCGGAATACCAACGAAACGAAAATGATTTGTTGGAATACGCAGAATCTAAGGGATTTGTCAGGGTTAAAAAAGACGTTGATTGGGCGGCTATTAAAAATAAAGCCAAGGTGTTCGGCGACAAATTAATAGATGCAGACGGCGAGTTAATCCCCGGCGTAACGGTGGTTGACAGGGAAGATAAATTCACGGTCGAGGTGAACGAATGATGAACATTTATCAAAAGTTGGTCGAAGTCAGGAAGGCTGTTCCTTATTTAAAGAAATCGAATCAAGGTCATCAATATAATTACACCGGTTCGAGTCAGGTAGTTGGAGCAATAAGGGAGAAAATAGACGAACTTGGGTTACTGCTGATTCCGGCAATCGTTGATAAAAAAGTAACAGCGGAGAAGAACGGAAACAGGATCACATATTTTACCGAACTGGACATCGAGTACACCTGGGTAAATGTAGAGAAGCCGGATGAAACAATAAAAACCACTTTTTATGCTCAGGGTATCGACATCGGCGGGGAAAAAGGTGTCGGCAAGGCGCTGACTTATGCAGAAAAGTATTTCTTGCTGAAACAATTCAATGTGCCGACAGACCAAGACGATCCGGACGCATTTCAACAGAAGGTTGAGTCCTCGAAGCCGCCTGAAATGATCACACAGGAGCAAAAGGATGAAATTCAATCGCTGGCACAAAGCTATGTTGATTTACGTGGAGAGGGAAGTGTGAAGCTGGTTTTAACAGGTCTTGAAATTGCAGACTTTGACAAGGTTCCGAAAAGCGTGGCTGATCAAAAGATTCGAAAGCTTAAACAATGGATTGCTAAAGCGGAAAAACAATCAGCTTAACATCAAGAAAGGCGGCGCATCACGATGAACAAAATCGCCCGCAAATGGGCGCGGATGTCGCGGAAACAGCAGGAAAGAGCCGAGAATATCACGGCCGTCGTGCTGGCGGCTCTCCTGTTCGGTTGGTATGTGTTCATGGGCTTTATCATCATTTCACTTTGAAAGGAGATAGACGGGATGTTCAGAGTATTCGACAAGCGTACGGATGAAACGATTTTCGAAGCTTACGAGAGTATGGATTGTCACGCCTTTATCAAATTTAACTATGACGAGAGTGACGACGATTGGGAACACATTTTCATTGAGGAAATAAAGTAAACGGCAATTTGCCGGAAAGGAGAAGCGTTCCGTGTGGGGAGTACATCAAAGATTGGCAGAGTTATGGAACATTCAGAGCAACCAAAGGGCGTTGACTGAGGAGGAAATGAGCGAACTAAAAATCTGTCTGGATGCAAACTTGAACAAGTGTCGTAAGGTGGCCGCCTTAAAGAACCTGTCGTTGCTTGCATCCGAGACAAATGATGTTGATTGGCAACACGAGATATGCAACCAGATCGAGGAATTATATGCGGATTTCCATTGATGAAGAACACTATTGATCTTTAGAAAAAAGGAGGCCGGGGCTTTGAGCGGTTGGATTAAGCTTCACAGGAAAATCAAAGAAAATCCTATCTTTGCAAATTCGGATATGTTCAAACTGTGGGCGCTTTGCTTAATCAAAGCAACTCATAAAGAGCATGATCAATTGGTAGGTAATCAGATGGTTAAACTGCTGCCGGGCGAATTTGTAACGGGCCGTCATGAACTGGCCTCCGAGTTTAACGAGGGTGTAAAACCGTCTGAAAAAGTTTCACCTTCTACCGTCTGGCGGTACATGAAAAACTTCGAAAAGTGGCAAATGTTGAACATCAAATCAGGCAACAAATTCAGCGTCATATCAATAACTAACTGGTCTGAGTACCAACAAAGTGAACAGCAAGTGAACAGCAAACGAACAGCAAATGAACAGCAAGTGAACACAAACAAGAATGTAAAGAATGATAAGAATGAAAAGAATAATAATAAACGTTTGGTTTTTGATGAAAGCCATATGAAACTGGCCGCCCTGCTTTGGAAGTGTATACAGGCACACAGCCCGAACTTGAAAAAACCAAACCTTGATAAATGGGCTAATACTTTCAGGTTGATGATGGAGAGGGACGGCAGGGAAGGAAAAGAGATTCAGGACATGATCGTGTGGTCTACTAATCATCATTTCTGGTATCAGAACATTCTCAGTCCCGACAAGTTGCGAAAACAATATGACAGATTAGCAGTTCAGAAGAATGAAGAAGAAAGAAAGGAATGGAGAAATGGCAGCCAACAATACGGACAAAGCTTTGGCGGAAATATTGAAGAAGCTTCGGGAAAGGTCAGCCCAATCTTCGGGAACAGAATCGGACGCCTCAGAAAAAAAGGCTGATTATGATTGCCCTACTTGTAAAGATGAATTGGGCTATCTGGAAAAAAGGGACGGCGTCGAGGTATGGGTGAGGTGCAAATGTGTCGAATGGCGTCGAATCAGGAAGCTGATGAACTCAAGCGACATAACTGCCGAGTTTGAGAAATTGCAATTCAAGAATTTTGTTACAGAAGGGAAACACGATCTGATCGTTGAGGCTTACGAGTGCGCGGTTGATTACTATAAGGACTTTGACAACATCAGGGACAACCGGAGAAACAGTATTGCGCTCTTGGGACAACCGGGATCGGGGAAAACGCATCTTCTCACAGCCATATCAAACAAGTTGATTAAATCGAAGAACATACCTGTTCAATATTTCCCCTATGTCGAAGGTTTCAATGATCTGAAAGACGATTTCGAAAAGCTGGAAGAGAAGTTGCGGCGCATGAAAGAGGTCGATGTCCTTTTCATAGACGATCTATTCAAGCCGTTGAACGGAAAGCCAAGGGCAACAGATTGGCAGGTTGAACAAACGTACTCAGTCATTAATTATCGCTATCTGAATCACAAACCAATCATGATATCGAGCGAATGGAATATCGAGCAGCTTGTACAAATAGACGAGGCGCTCGGAACCCGGATTTTTGAAATGTGTGAGGACTATATCGTGATCATCGAAGGTGACAGGATGCAATTAAATCACAGGTTGGCAGGATTACGAAAGAATCAATGACAACAAAAAAAGCACCAAAGCCGGAGCCTCGATGCTTTCTGAACTGTGGGTAATTCAATTATAGCACACTGGGGGCGGTTTGAGTGAAGCCGAAAACAATAACTATCAATGATGATCTTAGCTTTACTGGAACGATGGAGAAAGGCAAAATCCGCGTCATTGTGGTGGACGGGAACAACGGGACGGCATACGAAACGGACGCCCCGGAACATGGAAAAACAATTATTCAGACGATAAACGGCAAGTGTAAACGCGTTGATTATGAAATAGGCCACAAACTTGATTAGAAGGAGGAAACACAATGTGCAGTTTGTGCAACGGTCAGAAGGTTGTCAGGGTAAAAAATTCCAGCATGGTCGCATTCCATGCCTGCCCGAATTGCAAGATTGAGAAACAGGACTTAATAGATACCATCAGTCAGCTTAATGCGATCATTCAAAAGTGGCAGCAGGAGAAGAGTGCGTAATGTACATCATGCTGACTAAATGCGAGTTTGGTTGGACGGAAGACGAAATGAAGCGAGTTAAAGAGGACTGGCGCGCGGGCGTCCCCATCGAAGAAACAGCGGCGGCACTTGAACGCCCGGCTTTGGAAGTATTCTTGTTGATTGTCGATCTATGCGAACGCGGGATACTCAAAGAGCGAAAGGGGAGTATTTACGGTGACAAGGCTAAATGTGGGTGATTGGGTTAGCTTTAGCTTATGCATTAATTTCGAGTACCAAGAAATAACAGGGTGCATCATTCGAATTAACAATCACAGTCGACAGGCGGCAGTTCAAACGAAAAACGGTCAAACGTATTTGAAGAGTTTTTACACTTTAAAGAAGATTCCTGCGAGAACGGCCCCGAAATACACTCAGGATGATCTGAGAGCGCTGATAGACGTCGCCCTAGACGTAAAGGATAGGAAATGGTTTGAAGAGCTTACAAGCGAATTAAGACGCATCCAGGAGGTAGAGGGATGAGAAAACCGATGATATTGAGCCAAGAGGAAATAGGACGGAGCGCCGGGACAATGATGATCGTGATAGGGGTGACTCGGTTAGTTGAAGACGAAGGAATGACGCCGCATGAAGCTTTTGAACAAATGGAACGGGTTAAAAATTCGGTGTTTCACGCGTTATCTGAAATTCATCGCGAAGTAAATCAAGCGGGACAGGAGGTAGTCAAATAATGCAAAAGATCAAACGACTCATCTTACGGCTGATCGGGCGGAAAAAGAAGGAGCAGAAAAAAGTGTTCGAATGGTGGAAGTTGATATGAGGGCACTGCTGTCAATCATTATGCTGGCCGGATACAGGGAAAAACAGATCGAACAATGGTTAAAAGATGACGGGAGGTAAGGGGAATGAGAAAACGAAAATATCGGGCATTTGTGAAACAAGTTAACAAAATGATTTACTCTGAAAATTCTTATCCGAAAGGTAATAGCGATTATAGATTCGTAGCGTCAGAAGAACATAAAAAGGGTTTGGGGGTTGAATATTTCACAAATCGGACGGAGTATGTCAATCAATACGGCGGGGTGGTCCTCTTGCCTGATTGGAGAGTTTTCACAGATGAAGAGGCACCGGTCACAGAATACACCGGATTGAAGGACAAAAACGGCCGGGAGATTTACGAGGGGGATGTCGTAAAAGGAATACGTGATTCACATTGGCATGGTGGCTATGACATCGTTCTCGGTAAAGTTGAATTCGATGAAGAAACATGCAGCTTTCGTGTTGATGGGGGCGGACTTCTGTATCGTATTGAGGAAATCGAAGTCATCGGCGACGTGTATCGAAATCCTGAGCTATTGGAGGCTACAAAATGACACATCTTCACTATCGCGTATGGGACGGCGAGCAAATGCATTATTGGGATGATGAGGGGATAAGCCTGACCATCGAAAACGATGGAAGTTGGTTCTTATGGCACGCTTTCGGCGGCGGCTGTGTTGTATCAAGCGATGATAAAGACGCGGTGCTCATGTGGGGAACCGGCGTGAAAGATGATGAAGAGAAAATGATCTATCCGGAGGATGTGGTCGAATATGAAACGAGAAACCTTGTGCAGGCTTTTGGTGGAGACGGCCCGGAATATTTGCTAGAAAGGCGCATCATCTGCTCGTTCGGAGGAAAGCACAATGTCCCTTGCGGATTTCTGGGGAATTTAAAGGTTATCGGGAACGAGTATGAAAATCCCGGTCTATTGGAGGCGGCGGAATGATCACCCTTCACATACCAGTCGAGCCGATGGGAGCCGTCCGGATGACCGGGCGCGGGAAATTCGTGAATAAAAACGCACAGAGGTATTTAGCTTATAAGGATTTCATCAAGCTGCACGCACAGAAGCAGATGAAAGGACAGCAGCTTTATACCGGCCCTACTGTAGTAAAGGTGCTTTTCTCCATGCCGATTCCAAAAAGTTGGTCAAAGAAAAAGCAACAGGAGGCCATTTCAACGGTACACATCAAAAAGCCGGACATCGACAATTTAGTAAAAGGTGTTTTCGATGCTTTAAATAAAACCGCCTGGCATGATGATAACCAAGTTTTCATGGTCATAGGAGCCAAAGTTTACGGAAAAGAACCCGGGATCGAGGTTCAAATAATGGGGCTGGCAGAATGGGAAAATTTAAGCGCCTGATCATCCGTTATAAAAACCAATACGGGCGGACTGTGGGGCATGACACCCTTTGGAAGGGTTTAGATTTGAGGAATTAGAGAGGGAGAAGGCATGATCACAGCATTCAAAATCATCCTGCTGCTCATAATTATCTTATCGTTTTTGGGAGCGGTCGGAGAGAGGGAAAACAAAAATCTACGGGATAACATGACAGCTATCTGCATAACATCAATAATCGGTTCTCTCGTCGCTTTCATCATGATTTAAGGGGGAAGATAGGGTGAAGAGTTTAAATGTGATCAAGGGCTGTTTAATCGCTCTTGGCGGGGTATTTATGATCGGGTATCAGTGGGTATACCGGCCGACACTCGGAGAATCTGCGGCAATTATCGTGTTCACCCTTGGATTAGTGTTTGCGACGGAGATCAGAAACTGGTTTTACAGCTTGATCTTGGTTCTGATCAGCGCTTTCGCCGTCGTCCTGTATGGATATATGTATCTTGAAAACTTCAAACAACTGCTTGTGATGCTGTTAGTCTCTTTGCCAATGGTATCAGCAATATTCTTGCACGTAGCGCAGCATGATGCAGAGAAATAAACATCGGCATGAGCCGGGAAGGAGAATGAAGGACAAAAAACCGCCATGCGGCGGCCGTCAGGAAACATTTAAACTTGATTTTATGGTATCATAGAAGTATAACGAAAACAGAAAACAAAATAAACGTCCAAGACGGAAAGCCTGCGGACACTGAACTTACAGCATTTACGCTGTTCGTTTGGTGTCCGTTTTTTATTTTTATACGACAATAAGGAGGAAACGGACATGGATAGAAAAGAAATCGAGAGCATCTTAAAGGATTATCGGTGGATGATGAACAGTATTCAAGTCCTGCGCGAATCCTTGGAGGATGCCGGCGAAGGGTTAACGGCAAAATACGGGGTTGAGGCGTCTTTACCGAAGGCGCAAGGCAATACGAGCGATCCTGTATATAACGAAACTATCAGAAGGTCGAAACGCTTCAAAAAAATCGAGATATACGAGCAGAAAGTCCAGAAACTGCAAGAACGAATTAGCCGGATTTCAGACGAGCGGGAAAACGAGGTTTTACACTGGCTTCTGGAAGGCAAAAGTTATCGGTGGATTGCACAGCATATGCAGCTTTCTTTCTCTCATATTCGCAACATCCGAGAATCGATCATTGATAAGCTGGCCGGTGAATCAAATTGCACGAATTGCACAAAAGGCACGGATTTAAAATCTTTGAAATCTGTGGGTTAAAATAGAGTCAAGGAACATCCCCACTATTTTTCTTTGTTTCTCGTTTCTTTAAACGAACCTTACACCTTAACTATGTACAGATTGGCGGCACTGCGAATACGCGGGGTCGCTCTTTTTTATGCGGTGGCGGAATAGGTAGACGCGGATAACCTCATTACGCAAACAAAGAGGGCAGGCAAATAGCCAAAAAGCAAAGTTTGCATGCAAGGTGCAAACCCTTGCCCGCATACCAGACTATCTACCATGTGTAGAAAAGTTTCCTTGAAGCGTGTGAAGCGTTTCATGCTGTGGTGGCGCATGATTGGAGTCGTAAGGCGTGCGCGAGCGGCTAAGGGTGGTCAAGGGTCGCAATTCGCTATGAATTCGCTATTATGAGCTCATCTGCCATGCGCAGAAGGAGAATCCCGAAGCACGCACGGCGTCATCGGGTTTTAGGGTTCGGGGTTAGCCCGGACGGACATATTGCCGATAAGGCCTTTGCTACTAACTACTTTGTAGGGTGAACCCGTCACAGCCTTATCACGGGCGGCAATAGTTATGGGAAAGCGGCTTGCATGACGCAGGTCGCTTTTTATGTTTGTTGTGATATGCGTCCGGAAGAGGGCGGGCAAGTTCCTGTCAGTACGGGCGCAGCTCAGAGCAAATAAAGGAGAACAAAGTCATGAAACTGCTACGAATAAAAATAAGCGCTTGGGTGGCTGTGCACCTTTGGGGCATTAGCCCTTCAAGATACTTTGTCGATGACGAATTCAGAGAAGCAGTTGATCACTTTCAGAAAAGGGGGTTTTGAACATGGGGAAGGTTACAAGGGTGTATCCGGGGCCTAACAACGGGCTGATCAGATGGATTGAAGAAAATTTCGGAGAGATCGACGGATACGCGGCAACATTCAAGATGAAAGACGGCACGACAATGACGATTTACGACGCATTAACGCCCGTTGAAGCCGTGGGAATGGCCGAGATCGGGAAAAACGTGATTCAGGAAGCAATTAACGAGGATGAATTTGTCTCGAGACCATAAAGGCGGTAATGATTATGATTCTACGGCAATACTTACAGGACAAACGAGAAGAAGAACGCGAGAAGGCGAGAGAATCGGCCCGAAAAACTCACAAGTGCCATGGGTGCGTGTGGGGGACATGGGCCGGGAATAAATACGTCTGTCCGTTCGGGCGGTGCGTGAAAAACAAGTGAGGGAGGCGGTGTCATGTAAATGGATTGGGAGAAAATCAAAAAGGAATATGAAACAACTGATCTGACATTGAAGGCACTGGCCGAAAAGCATAATGTTAAAATCGGTACTTTGAAGAGCAGGAAAAGCCGGGAAGGTTGGGTGCGTGGCTCGACAAAAAAGGATGCAACCAGAGTTAAAGAGGTTGCAACCCCTCAGCCTATTATCGAATCTGACAATTTAACCGAAAAGCAGAAGATGTTCTGTCTTTATTATATTAAGTATTTCAATGCGACAAAGGCATATCAGAAGGCTTATGGTTGCAGCTATCTATCAGCGAAGACGGAAGGCCATAAAACCCTTGCGAAGCCTTACGTAAAAAAAGAAATTGAAAGATTGAAGGCGGAGCAACAGCAGGGTGTTTTCTTGGATGCTCAAGCAGTCTTGCAAAAGTACATCGATATTGCATTCGCTGATATAACGGACTTTGCAACGTTCGGGAAAAGGGAAATACCGACGGAAGACGAGGAAGGAAACCCTATTACGAAAGAAGTCAATTATGTTGATTTCAAAGAGTCGGCAGAAGTAGACGGCACAATTATTACAGAAGTGAAAAACGGTAAAGACGGCGTTTCCGTTAAACTGGCCGATAAGATGAAAGCCCTTGAGTTCTTGGCAAAATACACTGATCTGCTTTCAGAAAACGACCGCAAAAAGCTACAGCTCGAGAAAATGAAAGCCGAAACCGAACTAACGAAAGGGCGCATCGATAAGACGAAAGCCGAAATCGAGCGACTGAACGACGATGAAAACGACTCAACATTTGAAATTATCATCAAGGATAAAGGTGAGCGATGATGGAAAAAGAAGTGAACCCCCGTTTCAGGGACTTTCTTTTTGATTGGTCGCAGAAATTTTATTTTCTCGTCGGCGGTTACGGATCATCTAAGAGCTATCATGTAGCCCTCAAACTGATTTTGAAGCTGCTACAGGAAAAGCGGACAGCCTTAGTCGTCCGTGAGGTCTACGACACCCACAGGGATTCGACCTTTTCCCTGCTCGAAGAAATCATTACCGACTTAGGGCTTGACCATAAAATCCGGTGTGTCAGCTCACCAATGCAAATACGATTCCCAAACGGCAGCAAGATCATTTTTAAAGGGATGGACAAGCCGGCAAAACTAAAATCGATCAATAATGTATCAATTGTATGGGTTGAAGAGTGCTCAGAAGTCAAATATGACGGGTTTAAAGAGCTGCTGGGGCGCTTGCGGCATCCGACTTTAAAATTACACATGATTCTGTCCACGAACCCTGTCAGCAAAGGGAACTGGTCGTATAAGCACTTTTTTAAGGATGAAGCCAATCAGTTTTTTGTCCTTGACGACGACGAGCTTTACAAAAAGAAAACGATCATAAAAAACAACACCTATTATCATCACTCAACGGCTGATGATAATTTATTTTTGCCTGAAAGCTACATCGAGCAGCTGGAAGACCTGAAAAGCCATGATCCAGACCTTTACCGCATTGCCCGGAAAGGTCGTTTTGGCGTTAACGGAAAGCTTGTCCTGCCGCAGTTCGAAGTGATGGAGCATGAAGAGGTCATGAAAGCGATCAGGGCTATCGACAGGCCGATTTTAAAGAATGGCATGGACTTCGGTTTCGTTAATTCATATAACGCCTTGGTTCGTATGGCAATCGATCACAAGGAAAAGATTCTGTATATCTATTGGCAGTATTACAAGAACGACACGACAGACGACATAACGGCAGAAGACCTGAAAGACCTAAAGCGCGTTTTGATCAAAGCTGATAGCGCGGAGGCTAAAACCATTCGATATTTCCGGCAACAGGGGTTTCGTATGAAGGCTGCAAAGAAATTCCAAGGCTCACGGTTGCAATACACCAAGAAGGTGAAGCGGTTCAAAAAGATTATCTGCTCCGATCAATGTCCTGACGTTATTAGGGAGCTGAAAGATTTGACTTTCGCAGTGGATAAAGACGGAAACGTCATTGAAGACGAGTTCAACATCGATCCACATACTTTCTCGGCCATCTGGTACGGCTTAGATGATTATGAGGTATCAAGTCTCAAGGGGCACGGGGTAACAAGGAGGTTTAGAGATTGATAAAATTCTTAGATCAAATTAGAACAAAGGGCATATCGGGGGAATTGATTTCTCAGATTATCGAAGAGCATAAAGAAGACCATGACCGCATGAAAAAATTGTACGCCCGATACAAGGCGGAACCGGATGGCGTACCGATTCTTCAACGTAAAGCCGTGGATTATGAAGACTTTGAGACAGGCCGCATCAAGCGGATTGATCATAAGGTAAACAACAAGCTGAATAACTCTTTCGACTCGGAAATTGTAGATACCAAAGTCGGCTATCTTTTCGGCCATCCAATCGCTTATGAGGTGGATGACAAATCAAAGTCCGGGAATGTTTCAGCGATCAAACAGTTGATTGAGGATTTCACTTTGAGAAATCACGTTCCTGACGAGGACAGCGAATGGGGGAAGATGGCTGCAATTTGCGGTTATGGCGCCCGCCTTGCTTACGTGGATAAGGAAGGGAAAGAGCGCATTAAAAACATCGACCCTTGGGAAGTCGTTTTCATAACCGATGGCAATATTCACGAACCGGAATACGCATTGCGCTATTACGAGACTTGCGACGGACAGCTAAAAGCCGAATTTTACGATTCTACCGATATTCACTATTACAGCACGAAGGACAGCGCAGTGTTTGAAGAAGACCGCATACAACCGCACATGTTCAAAGGCTGCCCTCTATTCGGATTAGCCAACAATAAAGAGTTAAAAGGCGATGCTGAAAAGGTATTGTCTCTTATTGATGCCTATGACCGGACAATCTCGGACGCCAGCAACGAGATCGAGCAGTACCGGCTGGCCTATCTTGTTTTGAAAGGCTTGGGGGCAGATGATGAAACCCTCGAAAAGCTGAAAGAAACGGGCATTCTTGAGCTTTTAGAAGAGAGTGACGACGTCAGGTATCTTACAAAAGATATCAATGACACAATCATCGAGAATCATTTAAACAGGCTGGAAAAAGATATTCTCCGTTTCGCAAAATCTGTGAATTTTACAGACGAATCATTCGCGGGCAATGTTTCAGGCGTGGCTATGAAATACAAATTGATGGCGCTTGAGAATAAAAGCATCACGATGGAACGAAAAATGACAGCGGCCCTCCGTTATCAGTTCAAAATCCTTTTTTCCGCATGGGGGACGAAGGGGAAAGCAAGCGAAGACGATTATTTAAAAGTTTGGTTCGGCTTCACGCGAAACCTTCCGGCCAACATTCTTGAAGAAGCTCAAATCGCCGGGGGTCTTAAAGGTCTGGTCAGTGAGGAAACTCGACTTTCGTTGCTGTCATTTGTGGATGATGTTCAGTATGAAATTGACAAGATGAAAGAAGAGCAGGACGAATACACGCGGCATTTACGCCCGTTAGATGACAGCGAAGATAAGGCGCCGCAGGGCGGTGAGCCAGACGATGAAGAATCAGAATGAAATAGATAAATACCTTGACGAAATGATCGAAAAGGCTGAAAGAAAGATTGATCAACTGTTTGCCAGACGTATGAAAGAGATCAAAAACCAAATCGCCGCAATGTATGACAAGTACAGCAAAGACGGCGAGCTTTCATACACCGAACTGAACAAGTACAACCGTTTCAGAAAAGAAATGGAACGCATGGCAGCCGAGATTCACAAGGATTATCGCGAACTTTTGAAAATGATCAACGACTTGATGGAAAAGCAATATGTCGAGAATTACCTGAGATCAGCCTATCTTTACGAGTTCGAAGCGCAGGTGAAGATGGGCTTTACTATTCCCACGGTCGCAGTTATTGCCGCAGCGTTAGCGAACCCAATCGAAAAGTTACAACTGCCGAATGTTCTTGAAGCGGCTCGCGATGAAATCATAAACAATATCAGCATTGAAATCGCTCAAGGCCTGCTTGCTGGTGAAAGCTACACCAAAATGGCAAAGCGTATTGAAAATCGCGTCAATTTTAGTCGCGCAAAAGCCCGCAGAGTGGCTCGAACGGAAGCCCATAGGGTTCAAGTCGAGGGAAGGCTTAAAAGCGCTGAGAAGGCCGCAGAAAAGGCTAATATGAAGAAAATGTGGGATAGCACGCTGGATACAAGGACAAGAATCGGACACCGGAAGCTCGACGGGAAGGTCGTGCCCTTCAACGGCGTGTTTAAATCGATATATGGCGGCGTCGGGGTGGCGCCCGGCTTCATGCACAATCCGAAGGATGATATAAACTGTCGTTGTTCAATCATTTTCCTTGTGAACGGCCAGAAACCAGAAAGAAGGATATCCAGAATCAACGGCAAAAACGTCGTAATTCCATACATGACCTATGAAGAGTGGAAAAAACAACTTGAAAAGGCGGGGTAATATGGCGAAATTAGAAATTAAATTGACGGAAGAAGCGCGGAAAAGGAAAGAAGAGAATCCCCTGTCAAGTGTCGGGCTGAAATTTTCCGATTATGATGTTTTAATAGACGGCCACGAGCCAACGCATTTGACCGACTTAAAGCTTTCTATGAGAGTAGGAGAGCTTAATGAAGCTACAGTCACATTTGTAGTTGACGAAATTGACGTTGACGCCGATTTTTTAGCGGCTCTCGAAGCGAAGATCGAATCAGAAGAGGAACCAAAAAAATCTGATAACAAGGTAGCAACCGATGATAATTTTATTGGCTATATTACGGCCGAAGAATTAGCTAATCTTCCGTAATTAAGAGGAACAAATAACATGGTTGATGACAGCGGAATTAACTGGCGTGAAAAAGCGATAGATGCAACGGGGAAACTTGTGCATCTGCTCGAAAGAATTGAGAGCGAAACTGAAACCGAGCTATTCGGGGAGGGGGACAAATAACATGCCAAAGTACAGAGAAAAGCCGATCAAACCAAAAGAAGTCGAAGCGATTCAATACACGGGGTTCGATATGCTGGACGAAATTTTGGAGTTTTCAACACTTTCAGACTTTGAAGTTTATGGCCGTAACACGGGATTAGAAAGGATCGTACTGAAAAATGGTTTGCGGAGGATCAATCTAGAATTAAGGACCGGATACTACCTTGTGAAGAATAGAGATAATGGCAATATCAACTTGAAAGTATACAAGCAACGCGAGTTTGAGAAGAAATTCGAGTCGGTAGACAGCGCAAAAAAAGCCCGCAAAATGGCGGAGCTGTCCGGAATGCTTACGAAAAACGGCTTTAATTTCAAAGAAACGCCAAAAGAAGAGGAAATAGAAAAGGTTGAATCATTCGAATTTAATTTTGACGGGAAAACGAAGTCTAAAATTAAATACAGCACGATTAAAGACGGCTCCCGTTATCATACCGAAAGAGTTTTCTCCAATTTTGAATTAGATGACAATTTACGAGAAGAACTGCAAAGCATTATCGGGCGAATAGCTGAGTATTTTTTCGAAAATGATAAAACATTACCAATGATCGAACATACTGGAATTACAAACGCAAAGATTCATAATATACCAGCCAGTGCAATTACCGGTATTGACGCTGATCTTAGCGGAATAAATCTCAACGGCCCCGGAATCAAAACGGCCAAAACTAAAGACCTGTCAGTAGACAAGCTCGGCCCTATTGAAAGTCCAGAAATCAGCCCGGCAAGCTCATTTGAAATAGAAAGAGAAGCCCATAAAAAGCTGATTAAAGAATTGATCCGGGAAGTGCTGTCTGAAGAGCCTGTGGCGGTTTCCCTTGACGGCGAGAAAGTAGGTAAAGCGTGTTTTAAAGAAGCTTCAAAGGTAATGAAGCGGCAGGACATCGAAGAAGTCCGACCTACAGCGGAGGAAATCGATAACTAGTTAAGAAAAAACCCTTCTATTAAAAGTCAACTCATCGATCTGTTGAAATCACGTAGAGGAGGTTTTAAAAAGTGAACGATGTTTTATATTGGAGCAACGAAGAAAACGAACGAATTAAGCGCTTAATAGAAATGCAGGACGTTGCTGCCAAGTTTGGAGATAACAAAGGATATGACGAAATTTATCGAGAGTTGAAACGATCGCTTTTTTTATACGAGAAGTAACAGTCGCCATGTAGCGTCTTTTTATTTTGTCCTGAGCATGACGTTAAAAGGCTTATTTTTTAAGCACTCATAACAGGCGCGCACTGTAGAGGGCAAAGGAGGAAATCAAAATGAATTTAGAAGAAGTCAAACAGTTTCTTGATGCAAATAAAGAGAACGAAGATGTAAAGGCTTATCTGGAAGAACTTTCGGCCGTGTCAGCCGACAAGGTGAAAGGTTTTCTGGAAACAGACGAGGGGCAAAAGTTGATCCGCCCTAAGCTGGATCAGCACTTCACAAGAAGCCTTGAAACATGGAAAGCAAACAATCTTGATGAACTTGTTGATGCCAAGGTAAAAGAGCTGTACCCGGAAGAAACTGAGGAACAAAAGCGCATTCGGAAGCTCGAACAAGAGCTTGAGAAGCAGCAAAGGGAAGCAAAGCGCGAAAAGCTCATGAACACGGCGATTTCTTACGCGTCTGAAAAGGGGCTGCCAACTGATCTTGTTGCTTACTTCCTTGGGGATGACGAAGAAACGACAAAAAGCAATCTCGGCACTCTTGAAGAAAAATTCAACGCTTTTGTTAACAAAGCAGTCGAAGACAAATTCAGAGCAAACGGCCGGGATGTAGAGCCGAGCGGCGGCGGTTCTGGCTTCAGTGAAAATTTAGACATTGGTTCGCTTGCAGCAGAAGCAAGCATCCGAAAATAAGGAGGAAAAAGATTATGAGTTTTGATCCAAATAACGTATTAATGCAAGATGCAGTCGACGGAAAAGTGCCGTCTGAACAAGGAACACTTGTTTTAAAGCAATTTATGACACAATCTGCAGTCACAAAACTAGCAAAATATGAAGAAATGAAAAAAACTGAAAAAACATTTAAATACCTTGCGTCTGGTCCCGGAGCTTACTGGACAGGAGAAGGGGAGAAAATTAAAACTTCTAAGGCTACATGGTTAGATGCCAAAATGGTTTCTAAAAAGCTTGGGGTTATCATTCCGGTAACAAAAGAGTTTTTAAGATATACGGTTTCAGACTTCTTCACTGAAATGCGGCCGGCAATTGCGGAGGCGTTCGCGATTAAATTTGACCAGGCTGCGCTATTTGGCATTGATTCACCATTCGGAACAGGTGTTTCTGTATTCGAAAAAGCTCAAGCTGCAGGAAACACCATTGTTTTGAATTCTCTAGGCAACCTTTACGATGAATTGAATGCAGTTATGGCACTTACTGAGGACGCCGACAAAGATGTAAACGGATTTACTACAACACGGCGCTTCAAATCAAAACTACGTGGTGCCAAGGATGGTAACGGCAATCCTATTTTCAACGACCCGAAAAATGGGGCGCCTGCTGAGGCTTTAGGTCTGCCAATCGGATTTGTTGATTCTAAGTCATGGGATTACACAAAAGCGCATCTACTGTCTGCTGATTGGGATTTTGCTCGTTACGGAATCCCACAAGGAATGGAATACAAAATTTCTGAGGATGCAACATTGACAACAATTGTCGATGAAAACGGTGATCCTATCAACTTGTACGAACGTGACATGGTCGCTCTTCGCGTGACTCAGCAAGTCGGATTCATGACACTCTCTGACGAAGCGTTTGCAGCTCTTACTCCGGAAACAGAAGCGGGGGCGTAATAGATGGGTTTCACATCGAAAAACTACAGAACCAGCGGCGGCGATAAGTGGGTTATCGGTGGAGAACTAGAAGTCAAAGCAGGCGCGAAGGTATCCGGCATGCCCGCAGGCACCCCGGGGCCGGACAGTATCACTTCCGAAATGATCGGAGAAGGACAGGTCAGAAACCGAAATATCGGTGATGGGTCTGTAAATAGCCGTAATATCGGGAATGGCAGCGTTCAAAATAATCACATTCAAGCTAAGGCTGTCACATTGGACAAAATGGGCGATGATGTAACGGCCAAATTCACGGATATCGAAAACCGCCTCAAAGCACTGGAAGGCTCGGGAGGTTCTTAATTTGAAAATCACAGACGGTTCTATAGTTTTGAGCGTGTCAGATAAGGCGTATAGGGTTGTCTATGCGCCTTTTGGCTTTAAAAGGGTAGAAGAGTCCGAAGAAGTTGCTCAGGAGACTGACGCGCCATTTGATCTTTTTGAAATGAGCAAAGAGCAACTGACCAAAGTAAACAAAAGCGACATCATAGCCTTTTTGGAGCAACAGGAATTTGAATTTGATCCAAACGCCAAAAAGGACGAACTGATCAAAGTCGTTTTGGGTGAAGAATAGGGGGACATCTGAAATGGACGTCCAGACTCTCAAAACAATGCTTGGGATAACTACAGATAGGCACGATGCCTATTTGAAAGAGGTTATCCCTCTTTTTATTGATTTCGCAAAGGATTACTGCAATAACAGGTTTCTTGTTAATGGCGAGGAAAAACTGCCAGCGGGCGTAAAGCTGTTTGTCGCAAAGGCGATCGAGTTTAACATGGCGCCATCGAATTTGAGTGCCCGCAGTATGGGTGATGTATCTTACTCCTATGAAACAGAACTGCCGGAATCCGTCTTGAGGCATCTAAAACCTTACAGAAGGCTGAGGGTTGTCTGATGATGTACGAAGAGTTTCCGCACACAATTACATTCCAAAAGTTCGAACAGATACCCAATGGCGGGGGCGGCTTTAAAAAAGACTGGGTGGACGCGATCGCCGACTGCGAGGCATTTGTCGATTCACTGACCGGAAAAGAATACTACCAAGCCCAGCAGCTTGAGAACCCGGTCGAATACAACGTCTATTTTCCCTATCGGGAAGATGTTAAAAACGACATGCGGATCATTTGGAAAGACCGAAATGACAGGGTTTTGGTCATTCAGTCCCCGCCTATCGATCAAGGCGGCCAAGGTGAAATCTTGTGCTTTAAATGCCGTTCAGGGGAGAACATTCGCTGATGAACAGGATTACAAGGCAGATGACGAGGGCTGTTAATTCGTTCAGTGATCGGGTTCACGATCGAGTGAAGCGGATCATTGCTGAAACGGCGGAAATTATTGTCGGCCAAGCGGTGGCTACGGCGCCAGTAGACGACGGAAACCTTAAAAATTCGATAGAGGTCAATTACTCTCATGGTGGTTTCAAGGCGAAAATCACCGTCGGGGCTTCTTATGCCGTTTACGTTGAATTTGGCACGGGCATATACGCCGAAGATGGAACGGGCCGCAAAACACCTTGGGTGTATTTTGATGAGAAATTAGGGCGATATGTGTTCACACGCGGAATGCGCGCGCAGCCGTTCTTTTTCCCTGCTGTGGAAGCGGGCGCCCGTTATTTCGAAAGGAAGATGAACCGGCGATGATTATTCAAAATAAACTAGCTTCCTGGAACCTTCAAAAAGCGATATACAACAGGTTATCGACGGATGCGGCGCTTAATGAAGTGATAAAGGGCGTTTTTGACAATCCGAATAAAGACACACCTTTCCCGTATGTGTCCATCGGGGAAGACACGTCAACGCCATTCGAAACCAAAGTGACATTTGGCGAAAACATCACAACTGTTATACATGCGTGGAGCCGGGCAGAGGACGGCAGGCGCGAGGCAAAGGAAATCCTTTCTCTCGTCATGCAGGCCCTGACAAAAGAACCTTTAGAGGTGGAGGGGTTCAAACTCCTTCAACTCAGTTTTTTGCAATCACAAGTGATCACGGATATTGACGGGATCACACAACACGGAATTTGGAGAATCCGAATTTATATCAATAATTAAGGGGGCTATCAAATGGCGGTATCAGGTAAACCGACTACCGGTAAAAGTATCATTTATATTGTACAAGCTGCAAATGCGCCACTTGGATCAGATGCGTTAATCGTAGGGAACCAGACAGAAGGAACATGGACAAGGGAACAAGAAACGGTTGACGAGCAAACAAAACTAGGCCGTATCGTTGGATACGGGGCGAAAAGTGAGACATTCGAACTTTCTTTATACGCACAACGAAAAGATGGCGGCCAAGATGCCTTAGAATGGACATACACAAACGAATCTGAGTTAAAAGTATGGCGTGTGGACATTAGTGAAAAGAATGAGAATGGCAAATATGACTGTCGTTTCGGCTACACCATTATCGAAAACCTTGAGTTCAGCGAGCCGACAGACGGATTCGTCGAAGTAAGTACATCATTGCCGGTTCTTGTTCGTACAGTGCCGGGAGAACTTGAATTGCCGGACGACTTCATCCAATCGGCTAATGAAATTCTATTCGAAAAACCGGGCGAGACTACAGGCGGCTTCGAGAACAGAAAGCAGCCTCCTACTACTCCCTGATGCGCCCCAAAATCTACAGTATACAGCTACAACTAATAGCGTGACCGTGGATTGGAAGGCTGTAGATGGGGCGACTTCATACAAGGTATACAGGGGAGCGGGTAAAACTTTCTATGAGGAAGTAACAGAACCGACAAGCACACTCACAGGCATTGCGCCGGATACGCCTTTAACGGTTAATGTCACGGCCGTAAATGAGGCAGGAGAATCGCCAATGAGCGAGATTTCGACCCGGACACAACCAGAAACAAGCGGAGCATAAAAAACGATTCAAAATAAAGATACAGGGCATCCTTCACGGGTGCCCTTTTTTATAGGAGGAATATAACATGCCAACATTAGAAATCGAAGGAAAACAATATCAAGCACGCTGTGATTTTAAATTCGAAAGGACAGCAGAAGAAAAATATAACGAAAAAGACGAGAGCGGCAACAAACAGGGCGGTTTACGAAATGTTTATCTCGGCCTGCTTGAGCAACGCAGTTCACTTTACTTAATCCGGTTCTGGGATTGTGCACTTTCTCACTTGAAAGATAAAAAGCCATCTGTTGAAAAAATCGAGGAAGCACTCTCAAAAGTTATCGATGACGAAGGCGCCAAAGGTGCCGAAAGACTTTACAAAGAAGCGTTTCAGGCGGTGGATAAATCCGGTTTTTTCGCAGTTCAAGTAAAGAGAATCTGGCAAGACTTCGACGTGCTCAAGAAGGAGATCAAGCAGAGAGCCGGGGAGACGGAAGCGGAATTCCTGAAACGGAAGCAGGAGCGCGAGGACGCCAAGGAAATGATGGCGGAACTCGAAAAACTAAGGAAAGAGATGAACAAGTAAATTATGACGCAGTTATTTTGAATGCTGCTCGTTATCTTAATATACATGATCCGGAGCTTATACTTTCGTGGACACCACACGAGTATAAGCTCTTTTTAAAAGGCGCGCAGTATCGGCAGATCGATGAAATGGAATTGTTGACGAAGAACGCTCTGTTCCATCGATACGCTTTGAATAAAAAAGGGCGTGTGACCCCTAAAAAGATGTTTGACGCTGACAAAGCCCGGAAGATGGTGGACAACGAGGAAGACGGCTGGCGCAATGCGCGGAGCCTTGGCGTGAACCCTAATGCCCTAAAGCGCGCGACAGATGCCCTTAAAAAGATCACCCTTCCGGATTTCTAAAAGAAAGGGGGTTAAGGCTATGATCGAACGCCTTACAGCGATTGTCGATGCGGAAATAGGCAAATTCAAGCGCAAAATGGGAGAAGTTAAGGCGTTAGCCCGAAGCATCCCGAATAGAATCACCGTAACTGTTAAAGAAAATTTTAAAGAGGCCGAACGACGGCTAGGCGTTTTTGAAAACAGGATGGCCCGGCTAAGCAGGGTAATAAACGACTTTCAAACTGTGTTCGGAAACGCCTTTAGCGGCATGAAAATGTCGATATTCCCGGCTCTTGTGCCGGTGATATCGTCATTAACGGCGGCTTTAGGGTCATTAGGGCCGGTCATCGGCGTGGCTTCCGGCGGCCTTATGGGGCTGGCGAGTTCATTTGGGACAGCGGCAGCAGGCGCCGGAGCGTTTGGAGCTTTAGCCATTTCCAATATTAGCGGGGTTTTCAAAGCGTCTTCCGACTTGGCGAAGCTTCAACAAAAGCTGGACGAAACAACAGACCTGAAAGAGCGCGCCAAGATCATGGAAAAGATCAAGGTGATCCAAGAAAGCCTTGGCGCAGAAGAGCGGAAAGCGCTCGACACCTTGGAGGACTTCAAAGCAAACTGGCGCGAGATAGCTCAAGAAACGCAAAAGCCGATCATGAAGACGTTCATAAACTCTTTGAATAGCTTCAAATCCATTCTTAACACACTGCGGCCGATGTTTAAATCCGTCGCGGCGGCTGGCCTTGAACTATCTGAGAGCTTTCAAAAGTCCTTGAATGCTCCTGATGTAAAAAAGTTTTTTGATTACTTGAATAAAAACGCAGGCCCGCAATTCGCCACGACAGTAAAAACGATGGGGAACTACTTGCGCGGCTTTTTGAATTTGCTGGTTGCTTTTGGACCATTGGGGCAACAAATGTCACAAAGTATGTTGAAATCGTCCGAAGCATTCGCGAAATGGACGGCAAGTCTCTCAGGCTCAGATAAATTTAAGTCGTTTATCCAATACGTTCAGCAAAACGGCCCTAAGCTGCTGACGATCCTTAAAAACATCGGATCGGGATTAATCGGAATGTTTACAGCGTTCGCGCCGATGAGTGCGGACATGCTGACCGGTCTTGTAAATCTTACAGCGCGCTTTAAAGAATGGGGAAACAGCCTGAGCGAATCGAAAGGCTTCCAAGAATTTATCAATTACGTGCGACAAAACACACCGACAGTGCTGTCACTGATCGGGCAACTAAGGGACTTGATTGTTAACTTAGGTGTCGGCATGGCTCCGTTGGGTTCGCAAATCCTGCAAATGGTCACAGGGTTCTTGAAATTCACTAATTCGATGATGGAAACAAACCCTATTATCGGTCAAATGATCGGTTATCTCATTACATTCGGCGGCCTGTTCAGAGCGTTAACGCCTTTAACTGTCGCTTTTTCAGCAGCTTTTAAATGGAAAGATGCAATAAGCACGGTGAAAAAATTAGGGACGGCGATAAAGTGGATTGGCTCAGTCATTGGGATGGTCGGAAAAGCATTTTTGACCAATCCTATTTTAATGGTTGTGGCAGCCATTGCGGCAGCGGCTTATCTGATCATCACGAACTGGAAACCGATATCCGAGTTCTTTGTGAATTTGTGGGAAGGAATCAAAACAAACGCGATAGCGGCGTGGAATTCAATATCTGAGTTCTTTTCCGGCCTTTGGTCTGGAATAGTCGAACTTGCGTCAACAGCATGGGGCAGCCTGACGTCGTTCTTCTCAAGATTATGGTCAGGAATCACCACGACAGCACAAGCAGCATGGACTGGATTCATGAATTTAGTAAAGCCAATTTGGGACGGAATTGTCGCGGTTTTCGGCCCGACTTTTAACGTCATAGTCACAACGTTGTCAAACATCTGGAACACGGTATCTAGCACGGTATCGTCCGTGTGGAATACGATCAAAACAACGCTGATCGGCGTCGTCACGAGCATTGTGGACGGTGTGAAAAATCATTTTTCGATTTTGTCCCAAACTCTTTCCGGCATCTGGAACGGAATTACTAGCATCGCAAAAGGCGCATGGCAAGTCTTAAAAAATGCGATCCTCGGCCCGGTTCTGCTTGTCATCGACCTTGTGCAAGGCGATTTTAAAGGATTCGCAAACCATTTAAAGCAAATCTGGACAAACATCAGCAACGGGGCAAAGCAAATCTGGAACGGGATCAAAACGGTTGTGTCATCACTCGTTAAAGGTTTAGTCAACGCTGTTAAAAATTATTGGAATACAGCCAAGACTGTAACGACAACAATCTTTAACGGGATCAAAAGCGTCCTTAGCTCAATCTGGAACGGTATAAAAAATACCGTGGTGAATCTCGCCAAAGGGCTGTGGAACGCAGTCAAAACCACTTGGAACACGTTCAAGACTGTAACGACAACCATTTTTAATGCAGTCAAAACCGTCCTGACAACCGTCTGGAATGCGGCGAAGTCAGTCGTCATAAATGCGGCAAAAAACATCTGGTCGAGCGTCAGGAATAACTTCAACAACATGAAGAATGTTGTTACAACCGTCATGAAGAATGTCAAAACCACGATCCAAAACCTTTGGAATAACGCCGTTAAATTCTTGAAGGGGATCGATCTGAAACAGATCGGAAAGAACATCATTCAAGGATTGATTAACGGTATCGGAAGTATGGCAAATGCCGTCTGGCGGAAAGTCGGCGACATCGCGGACGGGGTTAAGAAGAAAATCACCGGATTACTCAACATTCACTCGCCATCACGATGGATGCGCGATCATGTCGGAAAAATGATTCCGGCTGGTGTGGCTGTTGGTATCGATAAAGCGGGCGGCCTTGTAGAAAAAGCTACTCAGAAACTGGCGCAGCTCACCATGTTTACGCCAGATCAAACGACATTCGCCTATGACACAGCCCTCAGCAGTGGCACATTAAACGATGTCCGCGGTCAGATCGAGGCAGAGGTCAGTTATTTCGAAATTTCAGACCGTCCGATCATTATTGAAATGGACGGCCGAGAAGTCGGTCGGGGCACGTACAAATACGTGAAAGAGTTCCAGAGCCGTGAAGACGGAAGGAGGACGACCATAAACCGATGATCGATTACAAAAAGATACTGACAACGGCAATAGATGACGCATTCGGCCAAACGATTCAAGAAGTAGACTATTGGATCAAATTCAACGGTTACACCCTGACGGATCACTTTTTCGTGATCAACGACAGGGGGCGCGGCATCTTCGGCAGGGAAATAAACCTTGTTTCCTTGCCGGGCGTCGATGGCGCCAAGTACAAGGGTTCAAGATATCCCGAACGGTATATCGATATAGACGTTTTGTTCATGGCCGGGAGCGATCAGGAACTACGTAAGATTTTGGAAGAAATCAATTTCAAACTTTCAACAGATAAGCCGGAACCATTGGTCTTTTCTGATGAACCTGACCGAACTTATTACGCTGTTTTTAGCGACGTTCAGCCCGGAGAAGAAAAGAACGGCATGTATAAGGCGACGATCACCTTCGTTTGTCCTGATCCTGAAAAAGAGGGCGGGGAAACAATATTTATAACAGGTGATCCCAACAACCCATATACAAACCATGTTAAAAACGGTGATTTTTCCAATGGCCTAACAAATTGGAGAACTTGGCAAAAAGGGAGCGCTGGGAACACAAGAGGACTGACCGATATTACGGATTTCGACGGAGACGATCATAAATTTACCAAGGGCTTTTATTATTCTGCTGTTGCGTCTGAACAATATGGTTACGCACAAGATTCTGTTTCTTTGACAGCGGGCGAAACTTACACTTTGTCTGCTTGGTTTAAGGTAACGAGCGGAGCCGGACGGGTCAGTGTCCAAACCGGCAACGCAACAGACGGATGGACATATACAAACTATGATGTAGCTCCGATATTAGGGAAATGGACAAAGTTGTCGCATACATTTACGCCGAAATCGAACAGCACTTCAGTTTATTTAGGACAAACTGCTGATGGTAATGACAATTATAATAGCGCTCAGATAACAGGGGTGCAGGTTATGCGAGGCTCTTCATCGTCACACAAATGGATTCCGTACTTGTCGGAAACAGTTAAAAATGAGGGAATGCGTCCTGTTTCGCCCACCGTGACATGTGTTTTTGAATCTGACGCTACATCGTACGAAGTCCAGTTGTTAAAAGAGGATGGCGCCATCAACAAGCGGGTCAAATTAGCTTATAATTTTATTGAAGGGGATACCCTTGTTATTGATTTTGATAAAAGAAAAGCTATGATCAATGAAAAAGTAAACATGAATGCCATTTTGATGCTGTCAAGATGGTTTGATATACCCGTGGGGGATTGCACCATAAAAACAACTCATAAAAGCACTATTAAATTCCGGAAAAAGTATATATAGGGGGTGCGTCTATGGCTGATATGTGGATTTTTGACGACAAGGACAAAAAACAAACAATCATATCAAGCGAAGCAAAAGGAACATGCCGTTTCTATGATGCGCCATTTCGAGAAGAACTGAATGTCGGTTCTTCTTTTTCTTTTGTCGCGGACGCAGATCACGAGGATAGCGTCCATATAAAACCGGAGAATCAGGTCGTTTTCGAGGACAGGAGAGGCAGAAAACGCAATTTCGTTATAAAAGAGCTGGAAGACGCCGACGACGGCGCAAATGCACGCATTAGGGCCTATTGTGAGCCGGCACTGTCAGAGCTATACGATGAGTTTGTGACCGACATCAGACCGCAAAATAGAACAGCTCAGTACGTTCTTGACCGTATTCTTGAGGGCACAAGATGGCGCGCGAATGTCCCGGTCGATCTTGGCTTGCATTCTACAAATTTTTATCGCATCAGTGTCATGGAAGCCATCAACCAGATATTGCAGATATGGGGCGGCGAGTATTATGACGAAGTTGTTTTCGATGAAAATGACAATATCGTTGATCGAGTGATCCATATTCTGCCCCGACGCGGCCAAGACACCGGGAAGCGTGCGGAAATCGATAAAGACATTCAGGAAATCACAAGAACGGTACTGAGTTACCCGGTGACAGCCCTGTACGGTTACGGCGCAAGCCTTGAAACCGAAGGCGGCGGCAACACCCGTTATATTGATTTCTCAGATGTCGAATGGGTCAAAGCGAACGGCGACCCGGTAGACAAGCCGAAAGGGCAAGAGTGGGTCGGCGACCCTGAGCTTTTGGAGAAGTTTGGCCGAATTATGTACGACGGCAAGACCAAGCGGCACCGGTTCCAGAAATGGCAAGATGACAGCATCCAAGACCCGGCCGAATTGCTCAGGAAAACCTATGAAGCGCTTATCAATCATGAAATGGTGCAAGTCAATTATTCTCTAAAGCTGGAACTGCTTGAATACATTTCGGGTTATGAGCATGAGGCGGTTGATCTTGGCGATACAATGATCGCAATTGACGACAATTTTCGACACCCTATCGAGGTTCAAACGAGAGTCATTGCAATAGAATACGATCTGTCTGATCCCGTGAATACGGCACAGGTAGAAATGGGGCAATTTTTAGACCTGTATTCAACCGAAAAGCGGATCAAAGAGCTTGAAACGACAATTGACACAAATCGCGGCAAATGGGACAACGGCGGCGATCCGGTGATCGGTGACGGGAGCTTCCCTGATAAAGTGCCGCCTGTTCCGTCAAATATTAAAGTCGAATCCTTATTCCAAGGGGTTTCGATCACATGGGACTATAATCCAAGTTCATATATAGCGGCATATCAGATTTTCGCATCGCCGAATAAAGGATTTACGCCTTTGGATGAAAATTTGATTTTCAGCGGTAAATTAAGCGGATACGAGCATACGCCGGGCGTTGATCAAGTTTGGTATTACCGAATGCGAACGATCAATACACACGGCACGCCAAGCCCATTTACACAAGAATTTACAGGCGTTACCAGAAGGATTTTGACTGATGACATCGTTTTCGGGGCGGTTACGGCCGAAAAACTTGCCAATCTATCAGTCACGGCCGAAAAACTTTCACAGAAATTCGATGAATCCAACATTTTGCCGGGTTCAGTATTGCGGCCGGGTGAATTAGGTAACGTCAACGGTGCATCATGGAGCGTGAAAGAAGGGGAATTCAACGAAGTAACTGTCACTAGAAAAGCGGACGATACGCGGCCCGGGTTTGGTTTTAGTGCTTTCTATAGATCAACCCTGAGGCTGACTAAGGGTGAAAAATATACATTATCATTCGAGGTTAAAAGGAACAATACCCTTAATATCAACTTTATTTATATAAAAGATGACAGCGGCCAATATCAATTGGATGCCCCCAATTTTAACGACATTAGCTCTTTCCCTTCCGATGAATTTGTAAGGATTGACTATGTTTTTCAGTCACCGATCACAACCGAAACAGCCCGGCTGTGGTTAGGAGGTAATAAAGTCGGAGACGAAAACCCTTCCGTCACCTTTAGAAAAATTCAAATTCGAAAAGGGGATGTAAGAAAAGAATTCGCCTTCAGTCCATACGACGTGATGCTGACTGAACAAGCAATTTCATCGGCCTTAATTGCGAAAGCGGCCATCCAATCGGCCCACATCCAAGAGGCGGCCATTACGACGGCGGCCATCGCAAACGGAGCCATTACACGAGCAAAGCTGGGAACGGCTATCATTGGAACGGCTCAGATCGAAGACGGGGCCATCACAAACGCGAAAATCGCCAACCTTTCAGCCGACAAGATCAACGCCGGGACGATCAAGGGGATTACAATTGAAGGTTCATTGATTCGGGGGGCTAGAATCGAGCCGTTATCGTCATCCAGTGCTTACGAATCTTACATTGAAGCAAACAAGATTTACCAGCTTAGAAAAACTAGATATGGTGGTTATCAAGATCGATATGAAGAACTCGATATATCCTCCGGTAGTATCATTCAAGATTATGGCAATAGGCTTGATGATGATTCGCACGAATCTTTGAACAAAGTTGAGATTTCAAAAGGGAAAGTTGCTCTTTCAAGCGGGAAAACATTTTCTACTGGCACTACATCCAGAATGGAAATATTCTCTCAACTTGGGACTAGCGATAACGGACTGTACGGCGGCAATTTTATCACTATGTATAGAAATGACGAAAAAGTTTTCGAACTTCGACAGGATAGTTGGACAGACCCTGACACTAATGTAATCATGCCGCAAATGTCAATCAGAGCGGAGAAAGTGGATTTCGTTTCATTCTTTGAAGACGTTTCCGTTTATAGTGAAAAGAGTATATACCATTCTGCAGAAAGAAGTGTCGCCTTATTTTCCAAAGATGGTCCGGTAACTGTCTACGCAAAGGACGGCATGAAACTTAATAGGGGAAGCAACGGCGAATATACAACATCGATAACTGCTGATGATGCTTTAAAGATCGCATCTAAAGGAACAATCACGCTGGAAGATACAGAATTTAACGGCGCAAGTTTATATCTTGGAACAGACAGCAGAGGCCCGCGTATTTGGTCGTATTCAATTAATAAAAGAACAACCACAGCGGCGGCAAACCTCCATATGGACCAGTACGGAACCTTTCATAAGGTGACATCATCCCAAAAATACAAAATTAACATAGAGGAATTTCCGAACGATAGAGTGGAAAATATTTTAAAACTAAATCCTAAAACATGGTTTGATAAAAAAGCTGTGGAAGCATATGCAGAAATTTTAGAGAGCGGACAAGAAGATGACGAAAACAAGCCATATATCGAGCGAATCCCGGGATTAATTGCCGAAGAGGTATTCGAAGCCGGTCTAAAAGAATTTGTTTTTTTCGGAAAGCCGGACGAAAACGGAAACCGTGAAATTGAAGGAATTATGTATGATCGGCTGTTCGCTTTACTCATCCCTATTGTCAGAGACCTGAAAACCCGGATCGAAAATATAGAAAGCACGTTAAATTAAGGAGGAAAACACTTTGAACGATCAAAAAATGACATACGAAGAGTTGGTAGAACAACTCAACAGACAAACTTTAAAAGCGGCGGCGTATAGAGAAGAATTAAGCCAAGCGCATGATAGATTGGCAGAAAGTCGAAGCCTATATATGAATGAATTACAGAAACGGCAGAACCTAGAGCAGGAAAATGAAAAGCTCAAAAAAGAGCTGCAAGAAGAGCGGATCGGCAATTTGCAGGCGGAAGATGAAGTGATAGAAATGAATCAAGTCGAAGCAAATAAAGAATATCACGAAAAAGGAGCAGAAGCGGCGAAATAAGCGGCTTTTTTATTTTGCCTCAAAGAGGTGAAAATGATGTGAGAACGGGAGGATTAAGGGGCATGGCGCAAACAAACGAATTGGACGTCTTCAAGCATGAGATTACCGAGCTGAAAGCCGATCATAAAACGCTTGAACAGCGAGTCATCACGTTGGAAAGGGCGTCTGATCGGCATGACCAACAGATTATGTCGATCAATGATAAGCTCAACAAGATTGAGGAAAACACAACTTGGATCAAGCGCAGCATAACAGGCGCGATCATCACAGCGGTGTGTACACTGGTGATCTCCGGGATTGCGGCGCTTTTTATTAATTTCATTCAAAAATAAGGAGGAAAATACAATATGAAAAACTTAGACAAAGGCACAGTCGTCCGGACGGTGCTTCTTTTTATTGCGTTGGTAAACCAAACTTTGATCGTATTCGGGAAGCCAGTTCTTCCGATCAGTGAAGATCAGATCAACACGCTCGCAGACGCTTTGTATTTGGCCGGCTCCACGATTTTTACAATCGTTACAACGTTGGTCGCCTGGTATAAAAACAACTATGTCACTGACAAAGGAAAGCAGCAAAAAGAAGTTCTAAAACAAAAAGGATTAACAAAATGAGGCTGCCGTCTGGTGGCCTTTTTCTTTCGCATTAATATAGGAAAGGATTGATCAAGAATGAAAAAAGTATGGTTGGATGCAGGACACGGCGGCACAGACCCGGGCGCAAGCGGCTACGGCCTGAAAGAAAAAGATGTTGTCCTGAAAATCGTGAAATACGCAAAATCTTATTTAGAAGCAAATTACAAGAATGTACAGGTGAAGCTGACGCGTTCGACTGATGTCTTTTATGAATTGTCGAAGCGGGCAAGCATGGCTAACCAATGGGGCGCCGATCTGTTCGTTTCTGTTCATGCCAACGCCGGCGGCGGCACCGGATTCGAAACGTTCCGTTATCCCGGGACTGCTGGTAAGACTCTCGAATTACAGAAGGCTCTCCATAATGAAATCCTTACAACTATGAAAGCATACGGCCAGATCGCGGACAGAGGTTTAAAACAGGCTAACCTTGCGGTAGTCCGTGAAACCCGTATGCCTGCAGTCCTTACAGAAAACCTGTTTATCGACCGCAAAGAGGACGCGGAACGCCTCAAGGATTCCGGCTTTCTAAAGGCAGTCGGCGAAGCCCATGCGCGCGGAATTGCGAAATATCTCGGTCTTTCCGGAGGCTCAAGCAAGCAACCAGCAACAACGGCTCCAAAAAAGGAAGCGCCGAAAAAGGAAAGCGCGAAAAAGCCTGCAGTCAAAAAGTACACGCTGCCGACCGGGATTTACAAATACAAAAGCCCGATGATGAAAGGAACGGCCGTCCGGCAGATTCAGGAGGCTTTAGCTGCCCTCTATTTCTATCCAGACAAAGAGGCGAAGAATAACGGCATAGATGGCTATTACGGGCCGAAGACGGCGAACGCGGTCAAACGGTTCCAGCTGATGCACGGGCTGTCTGCCGACGGCATTTACGGGCCGAAGACAAAGGCGAAAATTGAAGCTTTATTGAAGTAAACAAAAGGCCCTCTATAAAAAGAGGGCTAACTGTTATTCATTACTGTCCAATTCCCATACTGTCTGACCATCTACTAAAATTTTATTTGGTGGATCATCATAAAGAGAGATCTCAACCAAGGAGCTTTCCCCTTGCCTTAACCAATCATATACACTGCCTTTGTTTTCTTCAGGATGGGACAAAATATCATCCACTTGAAAAGCAGCTGCAATATATTCTGTAAAATTGATATCATCTTCATCTAACATATTGTTTGTTTCAAAAACCGTATCTAGTTTACCGATAATTCTTAAACCACTTTTCCATTCTAGTATCATATCACTTTTTTCATACTTTATTAATGTTCTAATTAAAGAATCGTATCCCATGTATATCCTCTTCTCTTAATGGTTTTTATGGTCTCGCTGGTACTATGTGAGCCCCGTCTTTTCCATAATGTATCATTCCATTAGTAGTCTCTACATACTTACCAGTATCCATATCATAGTATTTTCCTATCACCTGGCCAAAGTCTACCCTTTCTTTATTCTTTCCTAATTTTTTACCCTTTCCAGCAAACTTATCAAGCAATTCTTGTGCTTTTTTGTTATCTCCGTTAAAGATACTTTTGTTTTTCCCGTTGGCAACTTCTTGATTATAATTTGGTGTTCCTGGAATATGTTTTTCTTGAGCTCCTGGTTTAACTTTTGCAGGGAAACCATTTACTTCACGGTACGGACCTTTTGGTACGGATTGTTTGCCGTAGGAAGGTGTTTTATCTACCTTCGCAACTTTCTTTCCAGCTTCTTCACCTTTAAATAACTTGAAGCCGCGCTTTCCGTACTTAAATGCCTTTCCGAAAGGGGTGACACTCAATCCGGCCATCAAACGATCACCATTATCTTTAACGATTTCGCCTGTCGCAAGGTCGTATCCAAACGCTGCTCTTACTGCATCATACACACCTGTAAATTCCATCGCCGTATCGAAATATTTAGCAAAGTCGCTTTTTTCCACATTCTCTGGAAGGGTGTAGGCGGGTTCTATCTTGACGATTGTATCACCATCTATGTATGCCCGGTAAAGCGTATCGTTAAATACCCTATAATCTTTTTTCAGTTCATTCAATTCCTCTTGAGTGTACTCTTTTTTGGAAACCTTTTGTGTCGCCAATTTTTTAAAACGATCTGGATCGGCGAGAGTGTTTACGTCAGCATCTTCTTTGTCTCCGACTTTTTTCAGCATGGCACCCATGGCTGTTTCTTGATTTCCACTCAAGGTATCCATCTCATCCGGCTTTAAAATCGCGCCTTTTTGATAACTGGTGATTTCAATTTTGGGCCCGGTATACATCTTTTCGAGCCGCGCGATGTATTTTTGCATCGTCTCAAGATCGTTTTCAGCCGTTTTGAGGGCGTTGGTTTGCTCACGGTCAAACGCATGTAGCTTTTCAAGAGTCGTGCTGATTTCCTTTAACGCTTTCTGATTTTGTTCATGAAAACCGCTGTCATTCAAATCCGGTAAATCAACGATATGACTGACTTTTGCGATCGTGGCGTTGGTTTTAGAAACCAAATGTTTCGTTGTGCGATCAGCGGCATTTAATCCGTTCTCGAGTTGGTGTTCGAGAAAGGACTGGGAAATAAATCCGTTCTGGTTTGGTTCCAGGGAATTCAGCGCGCTTTTCATTTTCTTCAGCGCGGAACTGTATTCCTCTATGAAAGTATCATAGAACTGTAGAAAAGGGGTGTGACATTCCTCGTAAAAGGCGCGGATCGCGTCGCCGCCTTTTCCTTTTAAAGCATCATCAAGTGAGGTGATGCCCTCAACGGCCTTTTTGACTTTAGCGAATTCGTCTGATTGTTCTTTTAATTGTTCGAGCGTTTGATCAATTGCATTGTGTAACGCCTGAACATCCAGAGTCTTCATGGCATTCTCCTCTAATACTTTTGGTTACAATCAGTATAGAGTTTACCACTTTACGGAAAGGGATTGGTGAATAAATCCTGTTTATCCATGAAAATGAATCATTTGTTTTAGGTTATTATACCTATTAAATCGAGTGTTTTTTGAGAAAAGAAGGACATTTTTTCATCAAAACTATAGACCTAAGTCTACACATGTGATATAATGAAGACATAAGGAGGTGAAGAAATGCTGGACAACATGATAAAAGTCCTTCAAATTATCTTCTATGTTGCATCCGTCGCGTGGATTGCCCAACAATCTCACGATGCAAAGAAGAATAACAAGAAGGACTAAGCAAATGGGGAAGCGAAGCGGTGGCACGCTCGCTCCCTAATATAATTATAACCAGTCTAGCATATAATATGAAGAGAAGACAAACATTCTTTTTTTCGCTGATCTTGTTAAGCGTAGCGACTATAGGAATGCGCGAAATGTGGACAAACCTGTTCACAACTGTCATTATGGTTGCAACGCTGGCCGTAACGGTGTTTGTGATCATTAAAGACGTGCTAAGGAGAAAGTAAAGATGGAATATCATTTAAAAAGCCGCCAGGATGTTGAGGGCTTTATAAAAAATGAAGTCCTCGGCGCCCCAGAGGCTCAGGAAATTTTAAACGTGAATAAGCAGCGGATGAGTAAGCTGATTAGTGATGGACGGATTAAGCCGATTAAAAAAATTGGACAGGTTAACCTGCTTTTACGCACTGATGTTTTACAGCTGAAGCAGGAGCTTGAAGCCGGCAGGAAGAAATATCGGCCGTATAATGAGTGAAGCACTAGCAAAAATTTTTCGTGGATTTTTAAAGGGATTTATTGTATAGTTCCCTTCGATGCTCTAAAATAGGTGTAACTGTATGGAAATCAAATTAACAGTTTCTTCGGAGATGAATAAAATGGAATTGAAAAACCTTTTAGTTTACCTTCTAAAGCATTCGAGTAAAGCTTTGACAAGAACAGAATTGATGAAGTACGTTTACGTTTTTGAATATTATTATACGCAAAAGTTTGGTGAGCAATACACTGATTTAAAATTCGAACGATATAAATATGGGCCAAATCATATGGACGTTGTTGAAACAACTCATGAACTATCGACAGAGGGCATTATAAACATTCATGCGTATGAAAATTATTATGGCCGGACATCCTATGACCATGAGTATATTGGAACACATTGTGACCAATACGCCCTAGATGAAAAAGCCGAGGATGTAGCAAGTTTTGTCCTAGATCTTTTAGGGAAAGAAAATTATAGTGGTGTTCTAAAAATTGCGTATGAGACGCCTCCAATGAAAGAAATTATTGAGGAAGAAAATTCAATTGGCTGTAAATTTTATGGGAGGGTGATCGACATGTCAAAATCAAAACCGATTTATAAGTCAAGTCGTCAAGCCCGATTAGAAGCTAAAAAAAGGTTAGAACTAAGAGAGGAAACACGCGGATCTGACCAAGAATATTATTCCCATCTTCTAAGTCAATATCACAATTTTGACGATACTAGAAGGAGGGCAAACAGTGTCAAAGCCTAGTTATCAAAGCTTAATTGATGAACGTGATTTTAATTTCGGTTCAGTTTGGAAAGTGGCCGATAGCGATGTTTCTATCCCTCAGGCTGATAAACGAAAAAATGTAAGAAAAGTGCATCAAGAAAGATGGGTTGTAGTTATCTCTAATAACAATCAGAACTACAACCCAGTCTGTCCAATTGTAACTGTTGCTCCATTATCAAGTAGAACAGATTTAAAGAAAAAGTTTGACTTAGAATTATATAATAGTAGGGACAATGTAAAATTAGATTCTTTGCTTCAACTTCAACTAAGTCAACCAATTCTGAAAGTGGATCTTTTTGATTTACAAGGTGAGATTTCTCAAGATGCAAAAGACGAACTTTTATTTCTCATAGAAGATTATTTTGGTCTTACATACGAAGATTAA